GAAAATCCTGGCAGCCTTAGTTGTAATATACTGTCTAGCAGTTTGAGGTATATCTTCAAAATCCAGTAATGTAATTGTAACAGCATCGTTGACAGAGGCAGTCCAAGTAAAGGTATTGTTATCTAAATCATAAAGAAAAGGAGATCCTTCTCTTCCTCTGATTGTAGTCATCTTAGTAGGAGAATAAATAGATAGAACTGTCGTACCAAGTGGAATTCTACTATCAGAATCAAGAGATAATACTACATCCCATTCAGTATTAAAGTGCCAGCCTTTCTGCTGTACTTCTCTATTGATATTAGATAGTAAATTCTTAGCTTGTGTAACATCTACGGTAGTTGCTGTTTCCAGACTTGAAACTGCTGCTTCTCCTACGGCAGCTAAAAGCATATTAACAGCTTCTAGTTCATTGACAGGAACTGTAGTAAAGTGTGACATTTTAAGTTACCAGACTCATGCCCATAACCTGAGCGTTTCTAACGGTTAAATTATCTGTAGTATCTATATTAGCAACAAAGATAGAAACATAATCATTTGTAGCCATAGAAGCATAGCCAAACGTAACAAGATCAACTGAGTTAACTGTAACAGCAGGAGCGATTCCTACTATTTTAGTACCTGTAATCAAAGTACCGTTCTTGTGTAATGCTAATCCAAATTCTTTACTTGTAGCAGAAGTATCAATTTCCAAGGAAGCTGAGGCTAAGAATAGACAGTTGACTGTAGGAGTCCCTGTATATCTTAGTCTGCCATCTGTATTTTCATCAAACTCATTTGCAGTAGGAGCTGTGCTTAAAGTCCAAGTTCCAGCAGTTCCTTCTACATACGTTCCAGCTCCAGCAATTGTAGTGCTACCAGCAGAAGAAATATACATACTGCCTTGTTTTGTTTGACAAGTTTCAATAAAGTCACGCAAGTCCTGAGGAGTAATAGAACCAGCAGCCTGACTGTCTTGAAACAAGTTAGTAACTAAGTCGCTTACGGTTCTACTTGTATCAGTCATTGTATCTCCACAAAATATATAAAAAAATGAGGAGCCTAAGTGTTACCTTAGACCCCTCAAAAGGTTAACTCGAAGTTACGGTAGTACCACTACCAGAACCTTGAATTATGATATGAAATCCACCGTTACAACCTATTGTGCCTGAATAAGCTTTTGCAGCTAATCGTACAATAGCCTTAGCAGGGACAACAAGTGGAATATTTCCAGGAAATGCAAATACTCCAGGTGAATCCGTAGTTACAATTTGTGCTATATCACTATCATGTTCTCCAATATTCATTTCAGCAATGGTTTCCCACTCGTGAGAACCATCATTGGTTGCTAAACCTTGAAGGCCATGTCTTGCCATTTGTAAGGCAAACGTAGCAACTCCAGCAGACGTTCCAGTAGGAGTAGTATTACCCCAAAAACCAAACACATAACCTGTATGTCCAGCAGGAACTTTCCACCAAGCACTAGCCATTTTATATTTGCCCTGATCAATCTGAGCAATATCATTAGCACTAGCATCATTCTGTACTTGGATAATACCAGCAGACTCAAGACCAGTACCAACAGAAGCTATAAATGCTTCATTGATAAAAGTCCAAGTAGTATCACCTTGTTCAACAACAGTAGTACCATTCATAGTGACGGTAGCTTCTTTAATATTAAAAGAAGTATCCAAACCTTTAACTGTTACCGTTTGAGCACCAGTTCCGGCAGGAGAACCATCATCATCAGTTGAAGCAGATATTAATTCAATACCATCTCCAGCAGTACCTAATTGGGTCATCGTTGCATCATCTAAATTTGATACCAATTCGTAAGCAGTACCTACTGAAGCATTATCTCCTGTTACATAGTGTAATGAAGTATTAGTAACAGCATTTGCAGCGACAGGAAGATAACTTCCAACATCAGCAATATCAGCCATAGTTATTCTCCTTTCGCTTAAGAGGTTTTAAGTTCAACACAACACTCAGGACGAATGAAACTATGACCCATAGCGTACTTAGCCACAATCCACCAACCTTGAAGCCTAATGTCGTATTCAGTTTCAACTGCCAAGTTCAACAACTTAACGGTAGCTACTGCTGACTTGTGCATAACTAATGCCTTAGTCGTAGAGAAGTTAGCTTCGTGAGTTGTGACTCCAGTAGAATCACTGATAGTAGTAATAGGAAGATTGTTAGTTTTCACAAGATGAATACCAGCGATCTTCATAACTTCGCCTTCTGCATATACTCCTCTTCCACCCCAATCACGGTTGATCAGGTTGGTAGTTTCTGCCATTAAGTAATACTGGGCAGGACGTACATACATATATCTGTCATTTTCAGGAACATTCTTTTCATCTAGTTCTTCAGCAGCATCAAACAAGCCACCACCCAAAGTAGAACCGGAAGTTCCATAAGAGGCATTAGTAAGTACAGCTCCACCGTTACCACTCGTAACGAGCGTAGAGGAACGTGCGCCTAACACACCTTCTTGAAGTACATTCTTATCCCATTGAGTACCAAGTATAATACCAGCCTCTTTAGCATAAATAGAACGTACATCATAATGATTCATAGCTTCGTCAAGGTTGTTGACAAAGTGATCTGCAAGCAACAGACCGTCAATAGGAATGACCTTCTCATTCTTATTGATTGCCGTACCATCAAGTTCAACAGCCGTAGTAGCAGTACTACCTGAGCTGTTAACATAGGCGTATTCAACTGAAGCGGTTTTCCACACAAGTGGGAACTGAGCTGAAATACCTGAACTGATAGAACGGATAACGTGCTTGTCCATCGTAACACTAGCTTGCTCAAAAGCGGTCAATACTTCACCAGCATAGACCTTAAGAAACATAGCACTGGAATCACCAGCACTATTTTTTTGACCAGAGCGAGACATTACTTGGACGGGTGCAGTAGTTAGCGTTGTACCCATAGCAAGTCTCTCCTTTAATTAAGTTAATAAAAAGTATTTGTAACAAAAATTGCTATACTTCTTCACCAACTTTCAACTAAAGATTATCCACCTCAGCAGGTCTTTGTCTACTTGTTTAATTACTCTATAGCTCGTTGTGCTTTTACTCTATCTTAAGTCTGACCTAAAGAAAAGACTTCAGATCTCTCAAGTTTATCCCTGACATCTTGGCGATAAGCCATGTCAGTTTCATATCTAGGATCTTTCATAGCTTCAGTTACCTGAGCATTACTACGAAAGACATCGGAGCTGTCACTCATCCTCAGAGAAGTGTCTCCGCTTACAGTTTGTCCTTCATATCCTGAAGAATTCTGATAGTCAGCTTGGAGTCCTCTGGCAGTCAGCATTGCCAGTTGAACATCACCACTATTAACAGCATTATCATAAGCTTGGATTTGTTCAGGAGAATAATTAGCTTGCGCCCATTCCACCATGTTCTGATAGTCACCAGAGCCACCTACAGAATCCTTTACCTGATTACCTATCTGTTGACCCAAAGCTTTTACTCCTTCAATGTAAGTATCAGCATATTGTTTGCTGATTCCAGCGTCTTCTAAAAGTTTATAACTAGCATCCTTTAAACCACCAGTTTCCATGTACTCTTTCTGTAATGCTTCCATATCAAAAGGAGCATCAGTAGCTTGAGGAATACTTAGTTCTTCTTGTTCTTCTTGTACTTGGTCAGATGGTGAATGAAAGTTTCTTTCCAGCTCATCATAACTTCTTCGCCATTCTTCATCTGACTTAAATTTTTCTGGCCTAAATGTTTCGTCTACTACTTCAGGCTCTTCTAAAGGAACTACACCTTGATCAATAGTATTCTCTGCAAAGGTAGCTTTTGATGCCATCTCCCTGTTGTATTCATCCATACTTGGGGGAGCTTCACTTTCAACTGTTATTTGGTTTGCCATATCGCTCTCCGTATGATTCTTTTATAGTTCCACTAGGAAGTTTAATCTTAGTGTAGGTAGATGGAAGTCCATTTACCGTAGCTACACCTGCTTTTTGTTCCATGACCTCCATTGTTCTATCTACTTCCTTGAACTGAGTCTTGGATGTAACACTAGTCTCTGGTGCTTTTTCCTTTTTCTTTTTACTGTGTTTTGTTGCCATCAGCTTGTCGCTCCCTTACCATTTCGCCCACCTGATTAACAGCATTAGGTGTCGCTGCCAATCCTGCCTGAGCCATCATCTGTTGTTGTTGTTGAGCTTGCTGCTCCTGTTGAACTTGTTCTTCAGGTTTAATCAAGCCCTTCATGTCTATTCCAAAACCAACACCTAATCGTTTGAGTGCATCACTAGCATTGGTATAAGTTAACACGGCTTCTGGACCAAGTATTTGGGCAGCAGTTTGTAGAAAGGTAGCCAGTTTATTAGCATCGTTACCTCTCCCTAGTGCCTCAAATCCTGTTATGATGACAGGCTCTACCGCACCTTCCGGTAGTTTGGGAAGTTTTTTCTCTCGTTCTAGTACAGCTATGATACGTTTAATGAGTGGTAACTGTAGCTCATGGGAAAGTAAACTATAGATCCCACCAAGAGAAGTCTCCAGTTCATTAGCTAAGAACCGAATCTCTTCTGCTGTAACTCGTTCAGCATCACGCTGGACACTCTGGTTCAGCATGAAAGCAGCAGCAAGTCTTCTTTCAGTTTGGGCTATAGTTTCCTGAGCCACCCTAAAATCATTAAACTTTTCCATCTGGAGTACTGATACATCTTCGGCACTCCCTTGTCGTACTGCTAGGTTAGGAGCTTGAGAGATAGTCTTTAGTTTGGTTGTACCATTAGGTCTTACAAGGAATATAGCTCTTGCAGCAGCAGCCGAACCTTCCAGAATTGCCTTGGATAAACCCTCAAGTGCTCTCAAGTCTCCTAAGTATTCTTCTACGAATCCTCTACCATAATCTTCACCGTCAATTGAAGAGAACCTTAAAGCTAACCAAGGGTTCTTATCTAAAGGATAAGTAGAATTAGTATTAGGAATCTTCTTATCGTTAACTTCTTGGTGAACATATATCTTATTATCTTTTCTTCTTACTACTGTATATAAATTAAGTTCTCTCTCTTGACTGTCTGAACTAGTACCAGTTTCATTAGGAGGAGTACTACCAAAGACATCCTTGTAAAGCTCACGGCTCATCTTCTCTAGGACTATGACCTCAAGCATCTCTCCTTGAGGATCTCTCCTGACACAATACTGATCTAAATGAAATACTCTTACCTTGTTATTTTTATCAGCATGAAGAAGACAGTTACCAGTAATTATAAGGTGACGTAAACACTCACTTAAAGGGACACGCATGGCCTTGGCTTCTACTTCATCCATGACCGCACGTTCCATAGCATTGAGTCCTTCTTCTATGGGAGCACGTTGAGCTTGTAGTTCCTGTAGAGTAAAGTCATCTATCTGGAACTTGAAAAAAGGGGAGTTAGGGGGGAAGAGGGTTAAAAGGAGTTTTGCTGCTAGGTTGTTCACCCCCCTAGCTCCGATACCTTGATAAGGAGTGGGAAGATCCTGGTCAAGGTTGTAGTTTCTTGGAAGAATAAAAGGAATTGTTACCTCAGCTCCATCCCATGCGCGGTTTAAGAACCACTGTCGCTTCTCACATAAACTTGAATATTTTTTGTTAACTGAAGTATACATATATTATGCTATTTGTAGTCCTGTTCCTGCCATGTCCATACCTAAGCCGTAGTCTGCCACCTCTGCTTGTCGTTTTCGTAAGGACTTAGCTTGTTTAATTTCCGATGCTAGTACGGCAGCAGCTTGTCTGCCACCTGATCCTGTAACTGTTGAGTGTTGAGAACTATATGCTTGTGGTGTGTAAGGCATACCAGTAAGGTTTTGATTGTAGCTTTGTTGTTGAGGTGTGAGCATATTCATAGCCACTCCACCAGCTAATCCGACAGCACCCATTCCTGCCATTGATGCTGCTGATACTCCAAGTTCCGGTATTATAGCCGTACTAAATAAATTACCACCAAGCTCAGATATAAATCCTGAAGAGACTCCGTCTACTGGCACTGGTAAGATTGCACCACCAATTCCACCCATAACTGCACCCATGAGTGGATCACCACCTGTTATCGCTGAAGTAGCTGCTCCTATGGCTGCCCCTATCACTATAGGATGACACATAGTTTAACCTATGTTCAAACCAGTAGGTCCACCTGCAAGTGGTACTCTAAATCTACCCATACCTCTAGCTCTTCGAGTCGTTCTCTTTTTAGCTTTAGTAGTAGCCTTCTCCTCTGGAGATTTAGCCTTAGCTGATACTGTAGCTATGGGAGCTGGAGGACTTGGAGGAGGTGGAGGAGGAGGG